CAATATGAGTTTTATCAACTTTGCACGCGCCCATGGCATCGACATTGATCCCGCCAAGTTCTATGCTTCGGACAAGATTCGTCGCACTGGCACGGTGGACAAGCCCCGCTCAACCAATGGCGCATTCTTTTGGGATGGCCGTCGAGGTTGGGTTCAAGATTGGAGCGGTGACGCTCGGGTTGTTTGGTACGAAGACCCCAATGCCAAGCCATGGACAGATCAAGAAAAGCGCGAGTGGGCACTCAAGCGCCAGACAGCCAACGCCGACAAAGATCGGTCGTATGAGTTGGCCGCCGAACGCGCCATGATCACTTTGCGCAACGCCAAGCCCAGCACGCACCCCTACCTTCAGATCAAAGGCTTCCCTGATGAGAAGATGTTGGTTTTAGACAACAAGCTATTGATCCCCATGCGCAACGTGGTGACCAACAAGATTCAAGGCTACCAGTCGATCTTTTGGGACGCCCCGAACATGAAGTACGAAAAGAAGATGCTGCCCGGCATGAGAGCCAAGAACGCCGTGCTGTACATGGGCGCCAGAGACGCCTCAGAGATTTGGTTGACTGAAGGGTACGCCACAGGTCTATCTGTGCGAGATGCGCTGCGCAGCACGGGTTCTAATGCGTCTGTGGTGGTGTGCTTCTCAGCATCGAACTTGATTCAGGTGGCGGATCAGATCAAAGGCCAGCGTTTTATATATGCTGATAGAGATGAAAGTGAAACCGGAGAAAAATCAGCAATTTCAACTGGACTGCCTTACATCATGTCTGACACAATTGGCCATGATGCAAATGATGATCATAAAAAGCACGGTTTGTTCGCTGTTGCAAAAAAAATTATGGATTTGCGGCGGTATGTATTGACACGAGGTGAAACAACGACTGTATAATCCGAACACAAATGCTAGGTGTGGAAACCAAGCATTAAAGCCGTTAAGTCAGACTCCGACCCCTTTGGGGTAGCGTCACCATAAAAAGTGATGTTTTTCCACCGGGGTCTGTCTTAACGGCTTTTTTGTTTTCCACTCCAGCTATGCTTCAGAAGTTTTGGTGACCACGTACGTTTTGGTCTGAAGCGAGAGCCGTAAAAACAACCGATGCGGCAAGCGCGGGTGGAGATAGCGCTGAATGTTGAGTAAACCGCCAGAACGGAACTAGGTCGAGAGATTGAGGTGCTCCGGGGCAACGGCAACAGTCAGGTCAAGCTCGGTCAGTGCGCTAAGGAGCAGCCTCACAATGGGTTGAAATGTCTGACAGTCACGGCGGAACATTGAGAGATGACCGTGACCAATGATTGCGAAGGAGCGACCGACGTGATATTGAATCCCAGCCCAACCCGATCCTTCGGGCTAGGGGTGGGTTTTGTCCAGAAAGTCTCAGTCACTTCCTCGGTGATAAAAAATGGAGAAATCATGCAGTATTTGTACAGTGTTGAAAGAAAAGGTACAGCGGCACACATCTGGACTGGGGATGACACAGCGTGCAGGATGTTGAGCACTGGCGGGATTCGCATGGGTAAGCGCGTAGTCCACAATGAACTGGATGAGCGTCGAGTGTGTCTGATGTGCCAAAACAATGCCATGAAAAAAGAATTTTTGACCAAATTATTTTTAGATTAACTTAAATTTCATGTTATAGTTTCTCCACCACAATGTCGTGGGATCAACAGGAGAGCATGATGGAAAAAGAAACAGGTGGAGCAGCATTTCCAGTTGGCGAAGTAGTACAATATCTCATTCCATTAAATAAGGTGTTTTATGAAATGTTCAGTATGCAACCAAGATTCGACAATTAAGCAGGGTAACCAAATGCTCTGCGACATGCACTATCGGTTTGGACAAATGAGAGCAAATGCCAAAAGACATGGAAAAACAATTCCAACCAGAGAGCAATTGTCTCAAATGAGTGGTGCATCTTTGATTTGTCCAGACTGCAATGTTCAGATGAATTGGAGGGCAAAAGAAGGACAAAACACGGTCGCAAGTCTTCAGCATTATCGTGACGGATCAATGGACATAGTTTGCAGGTCTTGCAATACAAGACACGCTTTTATGCCAGAAGACTCTTATCGTGAAATGCTTAAAGATCACAAGTTATGTCCAATTTGCAAAACCATAAAACCGTTGTTTGAATTTACGGTAGACAACTCTAGGTCAGGTCAGGCAAAGAGAAAAAGCAAATGTCGCTCATGTTCAGACAAATTAGTCAACCAATGGAAGGAAAAAAATCGTGATAAATACAACGAATACCAAAGAGCATACAGAGCAAAAAGAAAAACCCAAGGCAATCCCGTTTCTAGAGGAACTTAGTATGCGTGATTACTTTGCTGCCAAGGCGATGCAGGGCATTGTGAGTCGTGAAGTAAGCGATATGAAATGGATAAACACATACGCAACTAATGCTTACAAAATGGCAGACGCAATGCTGGAGGCACGCAAATGAAAAAAATAATTGCATTGATGTTGGTGGTGTTGCTCACTGGCTGCACATCAAACACAGAGTTTGGGCCATGCGTTGGCATTGGAGAAGACAAGAACCCTAACTTGGTCTACAAAGTCAGCGCATGGAATGTGGCTCTTGGAATTTTATTTTTTGAATTGATTCTGCCGCCCGTATTTGTTGCGGTAGATGAGTTCTATTGCCCAGTGGGTGTTAAATGAAATACCACCACACCTACAGCTTGATGAACGTCATGTTGGCTGACCCCGTCAAGCCCATGCCCGACCACAAGCGTGAGCACCAGATCAACAAGATGAAAGCTGGCTTGCTGGCTCTGGAGCGTGCGGCCAACCCAAGCATTGACGATTGGGAGATCGTCACCGATGCCCTGAACATGATGGAGACATTGATTGAGATGGGCTGGGCGAAAGACCCCGATGGATTGATTGAAGACGCTGTGAAAGCGCTGGCGATTGCAGGGCAACGATCAATCACAAAGAACGTGCCAATTCGATTGGACGGTGTGGGCATAAAAACAGTTCGTGGGCTTTTGGAAGACTACGAGACAGCCCTTAAAGAGATGCCCGAGCGAACCATGATGCACTGCCACCGCAAGACTGAAAAGCGTGTGCAGGACATCTTGGCGGGTCGTTGTGAAACACATGATGTACAGGTGACCAAATGACACAAGATGAAATTATTGAGATGGCTAGACAGGCTGGCATTGGTTGGGGTGAAGGCATTGGCGGGATGACTGATTTCCTTGAATCCTTTGCCAAACTAGTATCAGAGAAAGAGCGTGAGAAGTTTTGCGCTGTACTTCGGCAATTACATGATTCATATTCATTGACAAGCGATTCAAACGCCATCAGAGCAAGGGGACAAGAATGATTAAACTGACCTACGAATACATCTGCGATGGGTGTAAAAAAATCTTGACACTGGAGTATATGAATGCTCAAACATTCCATCGTTGGAGTTTCCAAAACCGCATCGTTTCTTTTCTTTTCATTGGACTAGTTTGAGTGTCGAGTTGTGCAAAGACTGTGCTCAGCCAATGTATGAAGCAGTAAAACAAATGAAAGAAAAAATTCGAGCAAGGGGGCAAGAATGAAATTTACACCACACCCATTCAAGAGTGACATTGTTGAATTTACATGGTTTGACTTGTTGCGTTTAGCATTTGGCAAAGAATTGCGTGACAGCGCATTGATTGCACGTCTAGCAAGGAAACAATCGTGACCGAACAAGAAGACCAACTGGTCATGCGCCGCAAAGCAAGGTTCATGGCTGAAGGCTTGACCGAAGTGCAAGCAGAAGACTTGGCAGGCCGCATGTTTGATCGTGACCGTGACTCAATGGACGACCGCCGTGTGTGCTTTGAGTGCACTGGCCACAAAGACAAGCTGTGCCACCGCATCATGGACAAACAAAAGAAGCCAACATCACAACTGCGGTTTGTTTTGCAACGCTGCGACCACTTTGACCTGAAAGGCAAAAAATGATTTACGTAGGGGTCGACCCCGGATTTTCGGGTGCATGGGGGATGGTTGATCACCACGGCAAGTATGTATCGTGTGGCGATATGCTTCACGATGACAAGTACATCGACACCCGCATGGTGCACGCAGAGATGGCTCAGGCGCTGGATAAGCAAGACGCTGAGTTCGTCATTGAGTTTGTCCATGCTTTGCCGGGCAACGGAGTCTCTAGCATGTTCAAGTTCGGCGTGGCATATGGTGCCGCCATCTCTATCCTCCAGCGCTTTAACAGCACCTTCCACGCCGTGCCACCACGAGTTTGGAAGAGAGCCATGGTGCTGGACAACGACAAAGACAAAAGCCTTGCGCTGGCACGTGAGTTGTGGCCAACAGCACCACTGGCACGCAAGAAAGACAATGGACGCGCTGAGGCGCTATTAATGGCCGAATGGTTGCGTCGGGAGAACGTATGAAGTACCTATCTGTCTGTTCAGGCATTGAAGCCGCCTCGGTTGCCTGGCAGCCGCTGGGATGGGAAGCCGTGGGTTTCTCAGAAATTGAAAAATTCCCCAGCCAAGTGCTGGCTCATCACTATCCAGACGTCCCCAACTTTGGCGACATGACGAAATACAAGGAGTGGAATCTTGACACAGTTAACCTTTTGGTCGGTGGAACACCTTGCCAATCATTTTCCGTTGCCGGACTCCGCAAAGGACTCGAAGACCCCCGAGGCAACCTCATGCTCACCTATTGCGGACTTCTTGATTGGTTTAGACCCCAGTGGTTCGTATGGGAAAACGTGCCAGGTGTCCTCAGTTCAAACGGTGGACGGGACTTTGGTTCCTTCCTCGGGGCGTTGGCTGAACTCGGGTATGGGTTCGCCTACCGAGTGCTTGACGCTCAATACTTCGGAGTGGCACAGCGCCGCCGCCGTGTGTTTGTTGTCGGACATTTTGGAGACTGGCGACCTGCCGCAGAAGTTCTTTTTGAGTCCGAAAGCCTGCGCGGGGATTCTCCGCCGAGCCGAGAAGCGAGGAAAGAAACTTCCATCTTTACTCCAAGCAGCATTGGAGGGTATCGCTCAGGGGCAGGAACACTCCGAGCAAGTGGAGGCGACCTTGGAGGAGGAAGCGAACATTTAGTTGCTCAACCCTACGAGATTGGCAACACGCTGACTGCGCGTATGCATAAAGGCATGAACAGCGATTGCAATGAAGGTCAAACGCCAGTATTGCAACCAATTGCCTTGGCAGAGAACACCATCGGCCGCCAGCCTCAAAATGGCGGCAATGGGGATGGATTCACCGAAGGCGGCCCGATGTACACGCTCAACGCATCAGGAGTACATGGCGTATTTGCACCAGCAGAAGTTGGCCCATCAATGGGTGCATCAGGTCCACCTTACAGCCGCACAGGCAATGAACGTGTAGAGGCTGATGCCTTGGCCATTCACAACATGGCTGTACGCAGGCTGACACCTATGGAGTGCGAACGCCTGCAAGGGTTTCCCGACAACTACACCGACATCAAACCCAAAGGCAAGGAAACCCCAGATGGTCCTCGATACAAAGCTCTGGGCAACTCAATGGCCGTGCCTTGTATGGCATGGATTGGACAAAGAATTCAACAAGTGGAGAACAAAAAATGAACCAAGACGACATCAACAAGTCGGTTGACTTTATCTACAAAGAGGGTGCCAAGTATGCCCACGCCAAAGCCGAGGTGACCTACCTTGAGGAGTATCGCAAAAGCAAGAAAGCCATGCTCATGAAGACAGCCCTTGAGAATGGTGCCAAATCAGCCGCAGCCGCGGAGATCGAAGCCTATGCAGATGTCCAGTACATCGAGCTGCTCAAAGGGCTTAGAGAGGCCGTAGAGAAGGCGGAAGCGCTTCGGTGGGGGTTGGTGGCAGCACAGGCTCGAATTGAGGTCTTCAGGACGATTGAAGCCTCCAATAGAGCGCTTGATCGAGCACTCTCATGAACAACACGCTCAACAAAAAAGAGAAAGCATGGGTGGGACTCGTAAAAGAGCTGCCCTGCTCCGTGTGCGATGCACCACCGCCCAGCGATGCACACCACGTCAAGCAACATAGCCAATACGTCTGCGTGGCGCTGTGCAAGAACTGCCATCAAGGCAGCCGCAATGGGTGGCATGGCCAACGCCAGATGTGGAAACTTAAGAAGATGGAAGAGATTGACGCTTTGAACATCACAATCGAACGTGCGGTTGACTTGATCGTCTCTGGACGTTGAAAACACAAGTTCTCGTCTGTGTAAAAATACAACACAAAACATAGGGTTTTCACACAAAAAATGTTTGTGAAGGATGGTTTTTCCTTTAACTTGGAGTTATACTAACTCCACTGCAATGATGCAGGTTAACTGGAGAATCCAAATGACAGTCGCAATCAAAACCACCCTCAAAATCGTTGACCAACTCGGCTTGATCCAAGACCAAATTGACCAACTGACCGAGCAAGCAGAAGCTCTCAAAGATCAAATCAAACTGCTTGGCGCAGGCACATATGCTGGCACGATGTACGTGACCACCATCAAACACACTCCAGAGAAAAAATCTACGTCATGGGCGTCAGTTGCCAAAGAACTGAATGCACCCGCTGACTTGGTCGCCAAACACACCAAGATCACCAAAGACATTTTGTCTGCTGAAACAAAACCTTTGAGCAACTAATCAACGGGGGCGAAAGCCCCCATAGGAGAACACCATGACACCAATGACCGAACGCCAAAAGAAACTGGTTGCCAACAACGTGCTGGCCGCTTGCAAAGACATTAACAAACTCAACAAGACTGGCTACGACTTCTTGTATCTGTGCTCAGGCTTTATCGCCCACTACAACATTGATGGCTTCAAAGCCCACTACTCTGAGTATTCGCTCAAAGCTGACTTGGAGCGCTATGCCAAGGCCAACCAATGGTGCAACTTCCGCAAGGACGAAAAAGATGGCGAGTACTACCACGCCAAACGTGACTGCTACAACATGATCCTCGGAGGCTTTGTTGCCGACGAAGCACGAACCCTCATGCAAGCCGCACAAGCCATGGGCAAATTGCAAATCATCCACATCGGTTAAGGAGCACATCATGGAAGACTCAATCCGCATTGATGGCGAAAGCAATCGCCATTTTATTTTTGTTGACCAGTTCGATGATGATGTCTGGATCAGCTTGAACGTGCCTGGTGGTCGCACCAACCTGACATTGACTCACAACCAAACCAAAGAGCTGATCGCCGCCTTGGAAAAAGCCTTGGAGGTTGCCAATGCTTGAAGACCTCAACCCAACAACACGCTGTTACCCACGCACGTTGCTGGAGGCATTCCCCAACTCAATCGACCGTGCAGGATGGTTCTACCCGCCTGAGCAAAACAATAGCTGGCGCAACCTGCTCATGGCCTATGTGGCTCTGGTGATGTGGGTCGGCTTAGCATATTACTTTTCAAACAACTGAGGACATCATGAAAGAAATTAGCGACTTGCAAAAACAAATCTTGGGCAATGCTGGGCATGTCAAGTTTTTCACTCAACAAGAGTTTGACGAAGCCATGGCCATCGCCCAAGCTGAAATCATGACTGTGGCCATTGAGACAACCAAGCGTGCCATCTTCATCGAGCGCCAAGCGTGCTCAGACTTGGTCAGAGAGCTGGCGGCAGCCGAAGATGAGGGTGAGACATGCACAGCCCTCAAAAACGCGGCTGAGGCCATCCTGAACCGCATCCCAAGCCAAAGGCAATGACCATGAAGCGCTACTTCTCAATCATCGGGTATTGCATGACGCCGTTTGTGGTCAGCTATACGTTTTGGTACGTGATTGGCGCTGGTATCTCAGCAAGCTGGGACACTGCCAACTGGACGATGGACTTGAAAGTTACGTTGACCGTATGGGCGTGTGTCTTTGCAATCATGTTGCTTTTCAAACTTGAGCACAAAAAATGATTTACCTCAAAGAAAAACACAAGGACGGCAAACCTACGATTTGGGCAAGGTTCTCAAACGAAGAGTTGGCGCAAGCCACCAAAGCATTGATCCGACTGCGCCGCACCTACAAGCACAATTTTTTGTATCTCAGCAAAGAAAGAGCAGGCAAATGATGGAT